CATTCTCCTCTAGGATGGGTAAGGCTGAGGGCATCGCTAGTATCTCGCACAAGATCAAGCAGATGGCTATTGATCTCAACATAGCTGTGATCCTACTGGCACAGGTCAACCGAGAGGGAGCCAAGGCTGGCCGACTCAAGTTGTATGACCTAAAGGATTCCGGGGACATTGAGAATGATGCTGATATTGTTCTGCTTATGTATCCGTCAAGCGGTGATGTCGAGTCCTCAAAGGACGTAGATAGCCGGGGGGCGTTCACTCGTTTAACCTATGAGATCGCTAAGAACCGTGAAGGTGAACGTGATATCGGTGGGTTATTTAAATTCTATCACTGCACAGGGAGGTTCGGACAATGACGGAGGAAGAAGTAGCACAGTACATAATGAAAGCATTCCCACGGATGCACAAGTTGACCAAAGCCGAGGACGAGTTCAGTCCTTTTGATTACGAGAGTATTGATTATCTGGTTGAGATTAAGGTACGCCGGAAGGCATATGACCCCTGGATCATCGAGCAGTTAAAGGTTGATACCAATATCGGTATCGCTGAATCAGTAAAGAAGGACTTCGTGTATGTGAACGGATTCCAGCACCTGCTGTACGCTTGGAATATCTCTAAGCTAATTCGGGATGACTATGACTTCGGGTTCGAGGATCGTGAGATGCCTTGGACTACGGACTTCGATGCAGTACAAATAATAACTAAGCGCACTGGATACTTGTACAACAGTAGCGCACTAATCATCAACACGGAGGGACTATGATAACTAAAGAAACATCAAAGGACATAACAGTAAACGGAATAAAAGTAACCTGCTACTCAGATGGCAGTGTGGAAACAAAAGGGAAGTGGGGCAGAGGTCGGACATTCGGCACGCTGAACAGCGATGGCTATATGAAGTACGGTGTTAATCGGCAAACGCTCAGGATCCACGACTTGATTGCAAAGGCTTTTCTGGGGTCAAAGCCAGACAACTATGACGTTGATCACATCAACGGAGACAGGACGGACAATAGACCATCCAACCTGCGGTACGTGACACGATCCGAAAACCTCAGAGGGCATCAGAAGGTTCGAGGTAAATGCCAGTACCGAGGAGTATTCTGGCCAACTGGTCGAAAAAAGTGCCGGGTCACAATCAATAACAGGATCAATGGCGGGAGCACTAAGCGGTACGAACTCGGCTACTTTGACAGTGAGAAGGAGGCGGCCATTGCTCGTGATACCTTCTGTTTTAATGAACTAGGTTATCCACTAGAAGGGTTAAATTTTCCTGAGTTATTTGTTGACAAGGATGAGGATTCCGTACAGATTTCCAGTATGCAAAATACTGAAGAAAACATTGAGCGAGTTCAGACCCAGATTGATATGATTCGGCAGGAGTCCAGGCTTCTGTCGTACCGTATTGACCGTATGACTGAACAGCGAAAAGGTCTTCAGGAAGAGAAGCGCAAGCTTAAAGATTTCCTTACGCAGGCTAGAAAGCCATAGTGTATAATGCAGTACGAGGTAAGCTGTAGGAGTAATCCGCAGCGGGGCTTTTATGTTCGTCCTTTTTGATCCCTCGTTTCGTTACGGTAGCCCCGTCCTCTGTGTGTTGAGGGCGGGGCTTTTTGTTACCTTGGGTACTGCTGCATCTGGATGCGGCGAATAACAGCTTGAATGTCCGAACGCTTCAGCTTGCCTCGCTCGTAGTCATCCCGTAGCATCTTCATTGCCATCTCCTCTGGCATCTTGCCAGCGAGTTCTACGTACCTTGCTCTCTTGTCAATTCGCTTGGATGGTACGCTAGTTGAGATTGGCATATCTGGTATAGTACCACTCATTAGATTCTCTACCTCGGACTTGTAAAAAGTCTTACTGAGTTGCTTCTTTATTTCCTCTTCTGAGGCTTCAAGTATACGAAGATTGTTTACGTGACGTACTCCCTGCTCCATCTGTGAACGGTAAATATTATTAAGTTCTTGGTAAGCGCCCGAGATGTCGTCCTGATTGTAACTCGCTGATGCATACTTTGAACTTATTCCCTTGAGGCTCTTCTTCATATCGCGGAACTTGTACCCAGCACTTTCCAGCATATCTAAATTACGCACACGATACCCCAGCGTATAGCGCAGAATGTTATCCATCGATTCGCGCTCGTCCAACTTCTTCAGGTCAGTAACTGTACCCGGCGTAAAGTTTTCCCCCATATACCAGCTAACTAGATCTAGGGTCTTAGATAGCCCATCAACCTTATCGGAGATACGGCGACCATTGGCATCCATATTGTTCACAGCTGACACAATGTTTTTCATATTGATGGTAAGATCGCCACCAAACTTACTCCACATAGAATCAATGGACTTGCTCATACCATCCATAAAGTTACCTCCACGAAATCCCGCCTCAGCAATTGATGACAACTCAGCGGTAGGAACTTGGTAACCAAGGTTAGCTATACGGATCTTATTGCCATCCTTACGAATATGTAGGGACTGACTCTCTTCCCAAGGGGCAAAGATGGTTTCACGCATCGCCTGTTCCTTTTCTGAATCAACACCCTCCTCCTTGTTAAGTACCATTGGTACAACGGAGCCAGCAGATAGGACTGCACTCAAAGCTGCCATACGCTTAAATCCCTCCGTCTTGATTCTACGAGCTGTGTCCTGGTTCATTGTGACACCGTACTTCTCCTGTAACATCTTGGCGAATGTCCCATCGCTCATCTGCTTTGCAAGTCGGGCTTGATTGAATGTAGTCCTCGTTAGTTCAAAGTTAAATGCGCCGAACTCATTAAGTATGCCGTACCGTGAGAGTGATCGTACACCCTTATTGATTCGATCATAATTCATATAGGTGTTATTCGTGAGATCCCCAGCCAGTTGCTCGAACTCCCTTGTACCCATACGCTTTATATCAGCATCAGGGATAATGTCACCCAGGAACTTCTTATAGTTCTCGAATACGGATATGCGTTGCGCGGTATCAAAGGCATTGTAAGCCTTGCCTACGCCGTTCACTGCGCGTTGAAAAAACTTAGGAGCAACGCCACTCTTGAATCCATCGCGGATGTCAGATGCAGTAATACCTTTGTCAACTATGCCTAACTCTTTTAGTCGATTGAGTTCAAGCAATGAGATTTTACCACTCTTCAACTTTTGGGGAAGTGCCTCATTGATTGCTACGCGCATACCTTTAGTATAGCCCCTAGCTGGGTTCATCCCCTGGCCTGCTACAAGCACAGCATTGCCAACCAGCTGAACTGGATAGGATGCTAGATTCAGTGGTACACGGACGAACTTAGCGGCAGCGGTAGTAGTCTTGAGTAAGCCGCCAATAGTACGAGTAAGCCACGGTCCAGTATCCTTCACTACTCCACTCCCGTATAACTCATTAAGTGCCTCATTTGCTTCCGTTGGTACGTAGATAGTATCACCCTTCTGTAGTTTACTTGAGGTAACGTAACCAGTTGGATTTTCATCGCTGACCGGAACTTTCACCTTGCGGGTCACTCGCTTATCACCCGAACGCATTGCACGTCCACGGATAACCAGTGGCTCAAAGCCATCGGGGACTTGACCTGGGGCGAAGGTTGCACCCGTTCCACCCTTCAGCATATCATCAGCTATACGGCGATTACCAGCCTCATAGGATGCTAACCGACCAAGACGTGACACCGTTCCAAATAGTCTCTCGCTAGCACCTTCGTACTCGCCGAGGTATTCCCTCATTGCTTCAGTTAGATCTTCATTCTTGCGCTTGAATACACGCTTATTGCCAGCGATGGTATTCATTAACTGCAATGAGTCCGAGCGGCTGTCCTGCAAGTTCTGTATAAATTGATTGATGCTCTCGTCGCTCTCACCCTTCTGCTTGAGTTCCATCCTAAGTTTATTCTCAGCATTAGCTGATGGGCGATAGCTACTATCCTCGTAGAATCTGTACTCACGGGTAAAGTAATTCTTGGAGTCTATGCTGTCCTTGATCTTGGCTGCAATACGTGGATCAATGTCCAGCTCTCCGGACTTGTACATCTCGTAGATTGTATTCTGGTACTGATCAATCTTGATGCGGGCATCGTCAAGCGTGTCCTTGATACCTGCTAATGATTCTGGGAGTACGTTACTCTTGTTTGCTACGTAGTCATTGAGCGCATCAATATCCTCCTTTGGGGCTTTCTTCTCAGCACTCTCAACAATCCGACGAACGGTTGATGCTAGATCAGTAGCTGCCTCAGATTCATTCTTTGCTCGGACTGCGTCCATTGTTGCATCCTTGCCAACAACCTTGGATGGGCTGATGTTCTTGTAAAGGGTACGCATAAACCGAGCACCACGACCATTCGGGTTCTCGCCAGCCAGTGTCTCCACGACTTGCATAGCATCAGGGTCACCCTTCTCGTATGCTTCATTTAGATACTCACCTGTCCTACCTCCGAACTTAGGGTAAGCCTTTTTCATTAGCTCACCAGCGGCACCTAGGCCTAAACCTAG